TTAATTTGTCGGTGCCGGCCCCGTGAAGATAATAAGCTGTCCTGTAGTCATCTTAACAGTTCCGCCGTTATCTAAAAATACCGGCTTCTCAAGAATATGAACTGTATCGTCGTATTGAGTCGCTTCGCCTATATCATCTACGGCATTCGCCATACTGCAAGCTGCAACAGTAGCTACATCGTGTAAACTAGCAGAAGAATTCGATGCGTCTGCGTATAAATGTAGCTCATATACCCAGCTATCTGCCGCTACTGCTAATGCAGTATCAGTCTCGATAACATTACTAGGTGTAAGTCCATATCTAGCCTGCGCAAAGACTGGCGATCCACCTGCTAAAACAAAGGCCGCTACCAGTAATATTAAAAATACTTTCTTAAACATTCTTTCCCTCCTTTTAAACAGGGGACGAGAAAACTCATCCCCCTTGATTTACTCCTGCATGTAAATTATCTTGACTTTAATTGTTCCTGTAGCTGTTGCGCCTGCAGTTGTAATGATGATTTGCCTATCGGTTCCAGTATCCGTATCTGTAGTCTCGTCTACCTTATAACCCATGCCATCAATAGCATTGAGACGAGTTCTTAAGTTAGCAGTGTTGCAAGTCGTTACTGTGATGTATCTGTTGTCATCTTCATAATCACCAACTATAAGAGTTACGCCAGAACCTAATGCGTCAGTGATTAACTCAACACCAACTACATAGCAATTCTTAGGCAGTTTCTCACCCATTTCGATAATTGAACCAGCTGCGATAGCAGATGCTTCATAGGTGTCATACATTACTCTTAACTTACCTTTCATCTGACCGAATTCGACGATGTTGCTTCCTGTCGGAGTCCGGGCAAGTGTCTTATTAACACCATAATAAGTAGCCATAACTTTACCTCCTTCTAATTAAGATTTATGTTTCGTCGCATTTGATTTCAACTACTTTGTCCATATCTATTCTTGCCGCACCGCAGCTAATAGTTGCATGAACTTGGATTGACATATTTTTATCTCGCCTAACACCGATGTCTGTAGATATGTCTTTTCCAATAGCAAGACCTAATCCATTCTTAGCCCAGCAAATTACTCGACGATAACTATTACTATCGGTATCGAGTAATGAAGAAGAAATCGGGATAAAGGTAAATCCCATAAACGCAAACGGCATCCTTGCCCCTGCGACTAATGCTTTGACTGTGTTGTAATCCGCACTGATGAACTCGTCAATTTTAAGCATGTCTTGAATCTGCTTAGAACTAACAGCAACAAACCTTGGTTCTTCTGGATCAACATCGTTGTCGTCAAGAATTTCTTTAGCTGATAGCAACTTATTAAGTGTCAGACCACTCGCTGCTACTGCTACTTGGTTCGCTGATGCAAAAGTCTCAGATGTTCCACCCGCTTTTCCGATGTATGCTGTGCCAAACGCTTCGGTGATAAGCTCATCGTCTAATGCGCGACCTAAAGCATAAGATGCGTTTATAACATAGTCAGAAGTTGGATCCGCAAGCATCTTTAACTTATCAGCCTTGTCAATTAAATCTGCCCAATCGTAGTCAACCATGGCAATCTTGCGTCTCTGCCATTCGGTGTTAACGAGAGGGGTATCGCCGTTTCTACTAGTTCTTTTTACTGCTGAAGTCTTACCAATTTGGTCGATATAAGTATCTTCGCCCACGACTCCAGGTTTTAGTCTTACTGCGTTTCTTAGTCTAGAACCTTTCTGCTGTGATAGAATATCAACGCTGGAATTAAACTGTTTGACTAACGCAGCATCAATGGTATACATAGGCATTGTTAACCTCCTTTTAATTAAAGAAACATTGTTAATACATTGTTGCGTTTCCCTTTAGGGGGCTAACAATGGTGTTACGGTTTTGGGTTTTACCTCTCGGTAAAAGTCTCCGTTTATCTATGCGGTTATTGGGGGATAAATCCCGTATCCTTTAACCACTTGGTGTAATCAATCTATAAAGCCTATCTCTTTTTTCCTTAAATTCTTTGTGTTGAGGATGAGCCGCATCGTAAAGCGGACCTTTCAAATCAGCTTCCATTCTCTTTATTTCTGCCTGAGCCTCAGCTGGCGTTTCGCTTCCGCCTTTTGGCGTTCCTGATAATTGATCTTCACTTAGAATCTTGCCTATACCAGCGAATAAATCAATAATCATTGGGTTATTACCCAAGCCTTTTTCAAATTCAGGCAAAGATTTTGGATCAACAAAAGTTGAGAATACTTTTTTAGCCAAAGCCATTACTTGGGGATAAGCAGCGCCATGCTTAGTTCGCAGTGCTACTTCTGATTCTTCGGCACTTGCGACCTTATCCTCATTCATCTTATTAAATGCTTTAGCCATAGAATCCATATACCACGAATAAAGACCCTTGAACTGCTGGGGTAATACTCCCAAACCATGTGCTGTCTTTTTGAAATCGGCAAGCAATGTTTCGTCAATGGGCAGTTCTTTGGGAATGTTCAAATCTGTCGGAATCTCATAACCATCTTCTTTTTCTGGTAATCCTAATGTCTTATAAATCAGAGCATAGGCGTCTTTATCGTTTTCATCAGCCGGGATAGGCAGTTTCTCTCGGCCTAAGAGTTTCTGCGCTGAAACTAAAGCCCTGTCTCGTTCTTCCTGTGTTTTATATTTCTCAAAGATAGGATCTGACTTAATATCTTCTGGCACAGAGTATGTGCTTCCTGCTTTTGCTGTTTTATAACCCGATACTAATTCTTCGACTGTCGTAATGCCTGTTAAGTCTTGATCTTGTGTTAATGTTTCCGGAAGCGGGGTTCCTGCTTCGCCTCTTTCATTCATTACTCTTTTACTAAAATCGTTTCCCACGGCTTCAAGTATCCTTTTCGGGTTAAAGGTATCGTGTATCATTTTATACTTCTCCTTCGATTAGTTTTTGCAACTGGTTAATATCCATGTTCATCATGTTTCTTATATGCACTCCGACCACGAAGCGCATACCCTCGTTTAATCCCATCTTTACAGGATTGTGATTTGCTGGACAGGTTGTCTTGTGAACAAAACATATCCTTTCTAAGTCAGCTAAAACTTTTTTACCTGACGGTGTTGAGAATGTATCAAGATAATCTTTTTTCATTTGCTGTAATGTCTCTAGTTGGTTCTCAGGACTTTCCGGCAACTACTTCACCCCCTTTCGGCTTACTTATAATTTCTTCGGCTTCAACTGCTGCCTTTACTCCCGGCGCGGCAGTTTTTAATAATTCGGCTTCTCTTTGCATTTGTTCTGTCTGCGCCCTTTGTTGTCTTATTTCTACAATCTCCTCATCACTTCGTAGTATTTCAGACGGAGTGTTGTAGGTTTCTGCCAACTCTTTGGTTGTTTTATCAAAATCAATATTATCTACGACTGATGTGTCTATCTCCGCCATCTCTTTTACAGCTAAAACTAAATCAACTATGGATTTTGATTCACTTGCGCGTTGTGCTTTAGCTAATGGGGAGATATATTTAACTTTATATTCTGAATCTGAATCCATTACGATCTGCGGAGGCAGTGGCAATTTTCCTTCCCTTGCGAGTATGGCAAATGTCCTTACGATAATCGGATCTAATTTTTCATACATCAACCGACCAAGCACTGGGCCAAGGATAAGCATTTTTTCATTAACTCGTTGCATTACCTCTGTTGCAGTCATTTTTGGTTCTTGAGCCAAGAGTAAAAACAGATCCACAAAGAATGCTCGTTTAATACTTTCCCTACGCTGGTTTTCCATTTCTAAGCTTATGCTGAAATCTCTGGGTATTCCTAGGGTTTCAACCTTATCATCGGGCTGGCCAGAGAGCTTATAGTTTATTGCGCCGGGTGTAGTCTTAAACGGTAATAAATATCCATCATGAGGCAATACTAGTGGTGGATCGATTGCTTTCTGTGCGCCCTTAATATTGGTTTTGCTCATTGCATTGATCATCTTAATATCTGATATAGCCATTGAAGCTGGAGAATAAGCATATTCGCTATCCGACACCTTGTAAAATCTTGATATAAAGAATGGAAATTCCTCATAACCACCCTCTGATAAAATCTTCTGTGTTTTTGGCTCAACATACAACGAGGCAAAAGGCATATTTATCGCATCTCTTTTTCTTATATCTCTTTCTTCGCGAGGCAAGACTATCTGTAAGAATGGTATAACTTCCTCGACTTTACCTGCGTTCATATACCCGACGACCTTCTCACCAGCATTGTCGCCCCATTTCTGGTGTGCTTGCCTTGCTGTATAAGTAAAGTGTCTATAGACTGTATCAATTCGTCCTTTATCATTTGCTAAGATAAAGATCTCAGATGTGGGTCGAGCAAAGAAAGCTATGGTATCCTCAAAGTCGGGTTCTTCATAGAGAGTTGAAGTGCCGAAAGTCGAAAAGTTAATATAATCTTCGTGGATTATCTGGTTAAAATTAGAAGTATTGAGATAATCAAATATCGCATCCTCACAGTTCTTAAGCCAAACCTTCACCTCAAAGACATCCATTAAGGCTTTGTCTTTCATTTCTAAAGCGAACCAGCGCGAGGTAGGATTAGTAAGATAACTATGTAGGCCTGCTGCTAAAACTTGAGTTGATTGAATGGCTGTTGAGTCATAAATATCGGTTTTTAACTTTGTTCCGGGAGTTCTTGATTGAGTTATGATGGCTTTCTGTGGTAGACAATAATCAGCACAGTCCTGCCAAAGTGATTCCCATTGGGATCTGTTCGACTTAATCGTATCAAATCGTTTTAATAGATTCTCTATTGAGATATTCATTATTCACCAAGTAATGTTTTCTGTTCCGTGGGCGGATGAGTTAAAATCCCTCTTGGCCCTGTGAGTAAAGTCCCTCGTCTTTCCCTGCCCTTGCGAATCTTTTTCTTTTCATCCTCTTTAATCTTGTCTACATCTTTCTGTTCTGATGGCGGAGGTGGTGGCGGAGTTGGTGGACGAACAGGCGCAGGTGCTTCTATTTTAGGGCTTCCAAATAAGAATGACATTTAGACTCCTTTCTTAATGAGTAAGTATCGGATATTCGCTTTCGCTTTCCCTGGGTAAGTCGCGTTGCTTGTGCTGTCCGCTTGAGAATTGAGGTCTTTTAGCGATCTGTTCCTGCATAGCTAAAGCATCAACTAAATCTATGTAAAGACTTTTTATTGCATCTTTGGTAACTCCTGCCAACTCTGCTTCCATTTCAGCAAGCCATTCTGCTTTATCTGGAAACCAAATCGAATGAGCCTTGAAATGCGGTTGTAGCATCTTGATTCTCTCTAACTTGGTTCCTTTCTTAGCATGTTCGATAGGGATAATATCGAATCGAACATTGCGCTTAGTCATTTCTTTATAGATGAATGGATCTAAAATCTGTTTTGCTATGCCTTTTTCAACTCCGAACTCTCGGAAACGCCACTTGAGAACCATCTCGAACATCATATCCACTAGCTTGGCCGAATCCCAACGACCATATTGAACATCTACAATATTCCAATGATTATCTTCGTTTACTGCATTCACCACTATTGCGCGATAAGAACTTTTAATATCGGGACTTGATGCAGGATCAAGCGTTGCGAATATATTACAGTTCTGGATTATTTTATTCACTGCACCTGCCGTAAAATACTTGTAATCACCTGGGTTAAATATCCTTGTTTCAGCACTTACTGCCTCGCACATTCTTTCCCTGAGCCAAATATCAAGTTTGCCCATTTCCCGGAAAGCCCTTTTCTCTTTTTCTATTTCTTCGATAGTATATTTCGCAGGCCAAGTAGGTTTACCGTCTTTCATCTGCTTTATCTTTTGAGTCTTAAATCCTAGTCTCTCTGCGTTCGCGAATACTCTTTCGATAATACATTTCTCGCCTAAGTTATTACCGATTAAAAATATCCTGGAGCGCTGACCTAAGAATAATACATCAGATAAGAACCAATCCCAGTCTGTTTGCTGGACTGTTTCGGACTTCGCGTCCTCAACATCTTGAGGATCGTCTATAATGACGATCCTTGGCCTTCTGTCGCGATTGGCCAAACCTCTTATCGAGGCACCTTTACCATAGGCTTCTATTCTTACATTGATAACATTACCATTCTCATCATATCTATCTACTGAATAGACTTCGCCAGATTCTTCTAAGACTTGTTTACAATTAGCTTGAATTATGGGATTCGAATTTGCCTCATTCTCGATTTCTCTTAAGAGATTTCTGGCGAGTGTCGCATTCTTTTTAATGATTACGATATAATCGTATTTCTCGGAAGGAAATTGGATTGCGTAGAGATTAAAACTACGGATAACATATTGAGTCTTAGCGCTTTCTCTAAATCCCTCTTTAGCTTCATTTTCTGTGCCATTAAGAAGATCATCAGACCATTCGAAATGGAAAGGCGCAGGTTCAACTTCATCTTTTGAGTTTGTCAAAAGAATGTGCCTAAAGTTTACCAAGCCTGCTTGTGCTTTTTTGATGGCCTTGAGTAGTTTCTCTTTCTTTGTCATCTATTCCTGCTTTTTTGATAATGTTGGCAATGTAGATTTTGACATCGGCTGGCTTATCAGTCGTTGGTGGTGTGTCATTTTTCATATCTGAGATGTTTATTGCTACAAATTTTGCAAAGAGTGGATTGTAATAACCCTGTAATCCGGCCTGAATAAGAAAATCTTTCTGCATTGGCTTACAGATATGCGTAAATGTATCTAAAAATTCTTTATGAAAAGAGGCGTGTTGAGGATCCATCCAAGTATAGACTGTTGCGAATCCTACTTTTATATGCCTAGCAAATCCAACCATCGTAGGAAGGTTTGTGGGAAAACGCTTTATATCATTCCATGTTTTTTTACCTGATTTATAATGTGGGATTTTCTTTTCTTCAAAGTGATTAGGACGATTAAAAAAATCTATCATCTTTTGACAAAATGCAGGTTTATATTTGGTGGGTCTACCTGGTTTCTTCATATATTAATACCAAGGTCTTTCGGTCTCGGTTACTCTTTTGATTCTTATTCTTTCTCTTATCTCATCACGAAAAAATTTAGTTGCCCGATTAAGTCTCTCTATGTGCCTATCAAAAGCTAAGTCAGCTTTTGGCGAAAATTCTCCGCTATTACAAAACTGCCCTGCTGCGGTATCTGGATGCTTTCTAAGCGTCTTGATATGAAACCACTTATCGCCACTTTGATATGGTCGTATAACAGCCATTGCTATCTATTAATAAAAACAACTAGTTTTAATTTTGCTTGTCAAGCGTTTTTTTGAAATAGTTATCCTTGCTCGTCGAGAAAGCTCCTTTTTCCACCATGTCAAGCAACACTTCTTAGAACAAAATTTCATCTTATACTTACCAGTCTTGTGTCCCCACGCAAGACGACGCTTCTTAAGCTCATTACAGTATTTACATAGGATCCAAATGAACTTATATTTTCTTTTGTGCTTTGGTGGAAATCCCCAGTATCCCATAATAAAAAAGCCCGCCTGCTAAGTAATCAATACTTAACAAACGGGCTATGTTTTGGTGTCGCCCTATTTAATTATCTGTGATAATGCATTGTGTCCAATACCATTCTTGCATTATTTTACTATAAACTCCGCGCCTATATTCTCGGCCATCTTCTCTGCGGTCTTTATCGCCATCCTTTTAGTAGTATAGACTTCGCTGTGGCAAAGAGTCTTTCCGTTTGACGCCTTGATGCGCCAATACCAACCGCTTACGCTGCCAGGTAATACCTCTACTGTGAATTTAGGTTTCTTTGGCATTTAGCCTCCTTTCAATAATTTTGGGTTCTCATAAATGTTGCCGATGATTTCTGGTTGATGAAAAAATTTAGTTTTAGTTTCCATACAAACATCTCGTAAATCATCAATATAATATTCTTGTAAAAGATGTTCTGTCTGTCCTATTGAAGTAGTAAATTTAACTTCAAAATTCCCATCATCAAATAGAACTTGTCCTATTTTTCTTCCATAATCATAATAATTTGCTTTAACTATATCCCCCTCATAAATCTCTTTTCCGTTCTTGTCTTTGAGACCTGTGTATTGAAGAAATTCATATCTTCCTGTTACTTCAATTAAAACTCCGCCGTGAGATATTTCAAATGCTCGCATAAATAATGAAAGCATAAAATCTTCTCCGGCTTCTATTTTAGGATAAATCATTTCTTCAAATTTTATATCCCAAGCCCTGAATTTTATTTCTCTCATTTTTATTCTCCTTATCAGTCATAAGTATACCGTTCATATGATCTATCTCGTGTTGAATAAGCCTGGCTTTGAATCCTCTGGCCTTTTTCTTTTTACCATTAGACGGAATAAGTATTACGAGAGTCAGATACTCAATCTCATAAGCGCGTTCTTTTTCGATCCAAACTTTCGGAATAGATAAACAACCCTCTCTCGTAATACTTATTCCGTATTTAGCTATAATAACAGGATTTAATAAAATTCCCTCTTTACCCTCGATCTCGAACCAGCCGAATCTTAAGGGTATTCCGATCTGAATTGCCGCTAAGCCAGAACCTCTTACCCAGGAGCTTAATATAGCCTCGCGCATTTTCTTTACGAGATCTAATCTTTCGACTTCTTCTACCGTAGTTTTAACTGAAATCTGAAGCAATATTGCCCTATCAGTTATTATTCTTGTCGTTTCTTTCTCCATTTCAACACCGCCTCTCCGAATTTAAAATCTAATCCTACGATCTCGTTTTTATGAAAGATAAACTTTCCCGGTATATCCGCATAACCGATAGCCTTGGCGCATTTATCAAGTGCTTCCTGCGCGGTCTTGCAATCGGTTAAGTTTATCATTTTAATTTTTCATTATTTTCTGGCATATATCGCTAAGAGTTTTATAAATAAATACTATAATTATCGGAGTTCCGGCTATTACTGTAATCCACTCCCAAAAATTTAATTCTATTACCATTTAAGCCACTTCATTTTTTATCTTCTTTTTCTAATTTTTTTTCATATCCATTCATTATTCGTTCTAATCGCTTAAACTTTCTCGACAGCTTAAAAGATATAATCTTAATCCATACTCCGATACTAATACCGAAGATGATAAGCCCTATGCTTAATATGGTATATTCTTGGAAGTAGTATTGTAGTTTATGTATCATTAACTCTCCTTATCAGTTCGTTCAATACCTCAAATTGATTTCTTTTTATTTTATCTATCCATTTTTGTCTTCCAACATAGAGCACATATTCATCTGGAACACTTTCATAAGCAGTTACTCTGAATATCCGACCAGTCCATTCACCTTCTGTCATTATTACATATTGCCATATCAAGCTATTTTGTTCATAAGGTTTAGACCTTCTATTGTCCTCAATCTCTTTCAAGTCGGGAGTGGGCTTTATGTCTTTCCTACACGTATAACAGAAAGTGTTGTTCGTTGTTTCTGATATAACTGGTTTTTCACAAGAGCAATATTTCTTGGTTCGACCTTGCCCACCACCAGTCGGCTTGATAGGCAATTCGCAGTTAAGACACTTTAAGGTAGTGTCTTTTATAGCTCTGGGTATCTGATATTCTTCACAATTACACCACATTGGTTCGTCTTTCTCTTTGGATAGGATTTCAACCCTCCATTCATTTGCTATAAAATTCATAAACAATTCTTGTCCTTGCTTCTTCAACTGCTCTATCAAATCGGGTGGCGATATGGAGATTTCGGCTTCAACATTAGGCACTTTTCCATACACTCCTATTTCTTCATCTCCGTTTTTATTTCGCTTTAATGTTTCAATAAGTAAACCCCTTAATCGTATCGGCTTATTCATTTTTCTCCTTTCACAACATATAAGTTATATTGAGGGCGTAAGGCAGGAATTTCAAATGCATCCGCTTAAGCAGTTGCATCCTTTGGGTATGAACATACTTTACTCCTTCCGAGTTCGCCTGCACGATTACCAGAACGAGCCACTTACACCCCCAGTTTTAGACAGAGCCAATAACTTAAAAATATTAAACCCATAATTATATCAAAAGTAATAATATTCGCCCAAATAGTTTCCTTAATCCTCAACCAATTCATTCTCGCCTCCTAATATCTTTTCTATGTGGCTTTGAGACAGTGATTAAAACCATTTTTATATAATTCAAAATATTTTTTGCTCTCTATTTCAGGTTTTTCTTTATCTTTTATCTCTTTATGAATATTCGTTTTTAAAGCCACCTTTAACCGCTTTCTCAATCGCCTTCTTAAGTATTTGTTCGTTAGTCATTTCCCTCCTCCAGAATTGCTTTTGAGATAAAGTTACCCAAATCTCTAAAATGAATTTTATCAAATATCTCTGGGATATTATCTCTTACATAGTCAAGAATAACATTGCCTATTGCTACATCGGTTATTCTCTCCTTTAACGCTTCTATAATCCCGTCGGTGGCTTGGTCTTTTAACTTATTCCAAGTCTTTCTATCGGTTATTCTTCCTGAAGAAGAAAAATTCCCATAAGAACAAGTTAATATTCCCAATATCTTTCTTATTTCGTCTCGCATTGGAAGTCCTTTCTTATGGAGCAATACCTTTATCAT